TTAGCTGTAGCGTTGTTTGTGAATGTAGTCTCTTCCAAATACTTGTATTGATAATTATCAGTTGTGATGGTATCAATTAGGTCTGGAATTTGAAGCGGATTTAGTGTTGCTGTTGGCACTACTAAAGGGCTTCTTGTTACTGCTGGTGGATAACCAGTCTCTGTTAAAGTAGTTTTTAATTCTACTTGTGGATTCCATTTTAACTCTGATGAAATGTTCTTTTGACCATTCTTAACGAATGCTTCATGAGCTTGTGAGTTCATGAATTGCTTTCCAAGAGATTGTACTGGAGCTTCTTCAGCTTTTGGTTCAGTGTGTATAGCTTTTGGCTCTACTGCTTTACCAGCTTCTAAACCAGCTTCAATTTCTTTTCTCTCGTTATCAATTTTGACAGCACTCTTAATTTGACCATTAAGCTCTGACATTTTTTCATTTCTTTTAGCCCACTCTTCTTTTTTCTCGGAAGTGAAATCTGTTGATTCCATTTCTTTGAATTCAGACATAGTGTTCTCTCTGAGTTCTTGGAGTTCCTTTTTCAATGTCTCTAATTTTGACATATTTACTAGTCTCCTATTTCCTCTAATGTTTCCATTAGAACTCTATTTGTTTCCAACAATAAAGTGGTGTCATCTACTTCTTCGACTTCCTCTTCTTTGAGAGTTTCAGCAGTTGCTACTCCTAAGAATGTATCAATATCTTGATACGCTTCTTGTAAGGAATCTTGCAAATCCTGCATCAAAGTTGTTGATGATTCACTTAATGTTTTTTCTTTTTTAAGTCTCAAGGAAGTTAGTTCCTTAATCCTTCTTAGAAGAGCAGATAACTTGATAAGCAACTCATCTGTCTCGTTTGTCAAGGTCAATCCAGCTTCTTCTTTAACAGAATCTTCTGATTTTTCTTTAACACCTACTGTGAAAGTATTTTGATTAGCTCCGACTAAAACTGGGCTAACTTCCCATACTTTCAAATCATTTAAATATCTTGCTTGAGTACTTTGTCCATCCTTTTGGAAAGAACCATTCTCAGAATCTAACACTTCATAACCGAAGCTCCATTGCTGTAAGTCACCCATAGCTTTTACTGTGTTGAATGCATCTCTTCCAGCTTGTGTGTCCATTATGAACTGTCCTTTAAAAACTGCTTTACTATCATCTGATACTATCTCTCCACGACCTATTGGATTCTTCCAGTCGTGAGCCCATACCATTGCAACGCCATTCTCACCATATCCAGATTTAATGGAATCTGGCATAACCACATCTCCATCAGAATCTATTTCATTGAATACAGAAAAGACTGCTTCAACTTTTCCTTCTACTTCATCTATTGCTTTAATGTCAAAAGTCTTTGACTCAATATTATCTCTATTCATTTTTATATCCTTTTCTCATGATAAATTACAGTACACCTGCAATTACATACTAAACTAGGTGGAGCTCCAAAGCTAGTATCTGCGGGATAATTTAATTTATATCCTTGAATCACAAATGCTTCATTTTCTCCAACTTCAGTGCCATCAGCAGATAAGTGAGCATCTCTCACTCTTCCATCACGCTGAGTCAACCATTCTTTTGTTGTAGGAATGCCAGTAGCTTTAGCTGACTGATTCATTCCATAGTTTGCCAGAGCTGTACCTTCTGTTCTTGCTATGGTCATTGCTCTACCCAAATTCTTCTTACTTAATACTTTTGATATTTCTTTTCTCATATAGTCTTCTGCTTTTTTACCAGTAAGACCTAAATCAGCAACTTCATCTATAGATTTCCTAAGAGCTCTATTCAGATTGTTCTTTTGAGTCTTAGCCATATCTGGTAATAAATTATCTAATCTGTCCTGCACAAACTTTGCAGACTTCTTATTAAATGCTTGTCTATCTATAGGGAGCTGAGCACCACCTCTTCTTCTAGGATAGAATCCTTCTTCAATGATTTCTTTTCTAGGTTTCCTTCTTCTTGCTCTTGTAATTCTTTCTTGCTCAGTTGTAGTAAAGACATAGTTGTCATCCGCTTTTTCATCTGGGAGTAAGAAGCTAGTCTGAAGATATGCGAAGTCAACTGTCATGGATTGATATACATCCACTAAATCTTCTTGCCATTGCTTTGTTGTCTTATCTATTTGAAAATTGACTAGACCTTGCACTCCGACAATCGTAGGAGAGTTCTCAGCTAAGAACTTGTCTATGGTTTTTCTTTGAGCATCCAATAGACCATAGTACTGTCTAGCCAATGCAAAATCCCAATTACCGAGTAACTCATCAAATTGGTCATACATTGAATCCTTAGATTGTTTTGTCCTAAAGCGGTTCAGTCTTACATCCCACTTAGCTTCTCTTAATAGACTTCTTCTCTCTATCAGCTCTCTAGCAGATGCAAAGTTCTTTTCTCTTTCTAATCTTGCAACTTGTCTCTCTGCCCATTGTTGTGCTTTCATTCTTCCTTTACTACCTAAAGAACCACCCCAGAGCAACCAAGCCACTTGACCAGCTGTCATTTTTCCTTCTCCTCTTAAATACTCATTCGCTCTTGGAGATTCTAAATCAGATACATGTCTCAAGAACCAAGCATTCATACGAACTACTTTTCCTTCAGATATATTTCCATTAGCCATATCTCTAGCTTCTCTTTTAGTTTTATCAGTTAGACCATCACCAGCAAACTCAAGACTGTCTAATCCTCTTCTTGCATTAGCTCGAATGTAACTAGGTACATTACCAACAGCTTTACCATCAAAACTTTTCTTTGAACTTAAAGGATGATTACTAGGTAGAAGGTCAGTATCATACTTTGCTCTTTTGAATTTACCATTCCTTAATGCATACAAGAATCCATTAACTCTTGCCAATGCCCATTGGTCTGATGAAGTTACTGTAGGTCTGACTGAACTTGGATTTGTATTGTAAGCTCCGACTCCTCTTCTGAATACTGCTTTAAGCATTCCAAGAGTTGCTCTGTATTTAGGATTGTCTTCATTATGCTCTGTTACTTTGTCCTTAAGAATCTTTTCTATTCTTTTAGAGACCTTAACTTCAGTCTGTTGCATAAGAAGATTCTGTCAATTCGTTATATCTATCATGAGTTGAACATGGCATATAGACTGTCTCGCCATCTTGGTTCATTGTATGACTACCTTCACAACCAATTTCTTGAGCTCTTGCTTCTGCCTCTTCTTCAGTTGTGAATGTATCTTTAGCAATCATCTCTTTAGGATTCTCACTAAATCTTGAAATCTGTTCTAACCGAGCTTCAGCTAATTCTAAAGTCGGATAACATCCCATGTTCTTGCCAGTGTCTTCAGCAATTACACAAAACTGATTTCCTATCTTCTCAATGACCTTCTCTTCAAATCTTTTATAACTCTTTTCAACATTCTCTTCAATATCTTCTGTAATAACTTCTGGTGTCTCTTCTGGTTTAGGTGGTTCGTTCTCAGCAACTGGTTCTGGTACTTCCATATTTGCTGGTACTTGCATCACTGTATTTGGAAGTAAGTAAACTTCTTGCGAATCATTTACTGGAAGTCCTATTTGTTTTCTAGCTTCTGCAACTGTAATCCATCCACCTTGTACTCCAATATTTAATCTGTTGTACATATCAGTCTCATCTTGCTGGAGAGCTCTCACATCTGTTAAATCATATTCAGCAGATATTGCTTGAGTTGATTCATAATTAGCAAGTAAGACTTGTTGTGTTAATTCTTCTGCAATCATTTTCCATAATGGAATGAGCTTCTGTTCTGTAAAGAACTCTCTAAGTTCTGAAGTGTTGTTATAAGTTGCATGTTGCAACCCAGCTCCAAGTCCTGCAAGAATAGCTGGTACTCCAAGCACTGCTGATATTCTTTCTTCTGGAATGGTTCTTAGTTGTCCTATATCTAAATCTTTAGGTGAGAAGGATAACTTCTCTACATTCATAGAGCCAGATAAGATTAATGGTTTACCTTTATTCTTACCACCAACTTTAGATTGATATGTCTTTGTAATCTGCTGAGCTTCTTCATCAGTAAGACCATAATCATCTTTCGGTGAAATCATTATTGAAGGTACTCCAGAGTTTGCAAGAAGAGCTGTAGCCATCTGACCAGCAGACTCATCTCCATAGATTTCTCTTAGAACTGTTTTAAGTGGAGCAAATCCTTTTTTGTGGTCTTGTGAATCGAGACCTAATTTAAAATGTACTACTTCTGTATTATCTAGCTGTACTTTGCCATCATCCATCTCATAGATGTAATGCGTTATAAGTTGTTCAGCTGTTCCTTTTGCTTCTACATTCTCTGGCATCAATGGATAAAGTGCAACAAGTTCTCCAGCGTTATTCTTTTGCTTTAGAAGATATGCATCACCAGATACATGCATTGCATTTATTATGTATTGCTGAATCACATCTCCAGACATAAATGGATTTGGTCTTCTCATCAAGTCTGTGAATGGATGGTTAGGAATCTCTTCTTTCATTCCTTCATCATCTTTAAAGGTAACCATGAGTGTTGCTTCAGAGAAAGATAAACCTAGTATCTGAAGACAAGCTACGACTGCTGAGTTGGATGCACCATTACCAAGACCACTAAGATTATAATCTCCTGCTGATGTGTTCTGTCCAAGTATATAGGATGAGTTTTTTCTTACACTTGTATTTTCTCTTAAGAAATCTAATCCTGTACTTCTTTTAGTTTCTGTTGTGCCGAATATAACTTCTCTAAATGTTCTTCGTTCTGCCATGCTCTCCTTAGTAAGCTATTAACTTTGCCTTCCTTGCTACCTGTAAAATGGCATAAGCCAAGCTATCTACTTGGTCATCATGCTCTCCAGCTGGAAACTGTAGCAACTCTTTTTCCAATTCAGAGTACCACAAACTATCGTTAGGAAAGAACACCATTCCAGATTCCATCTTAGCCGATAAAGGTAAAGCTCTGGAGAGTTTATCTCTATCTGCTTTTAGTTCTACAATCGGAATGTTAGTTTGTCTTCTTGCAATTTGTATCAATGCAAGTTGATATCCAGCTCTCTCTATTCCAAATAGTTCTGGTTTCCACTTCTCATTTACTTGTTCTAATAACTTTAGTACATCTGGAGCTTCTAATCTATCTCTTACAACATCTAATACAAAGACATTATTATCCTTATCAACTCCAATAGTTGTTACAACTGTATAGTCAGCAGACTCTTTAGTGCTTGTTGCTAAGTCAACTGTTGACAATATTCTTAAATCACTTTGCTTAACTGCTGAGTCTTTGGTTTTGACATAAGTAACATTGTGATAGTTACCATCATCATTAAATTCTTGTGAGTTGTATTTGGTGTAGTATCTGAACCATTCTTTTTTAAATAGCCCACCGAACTGCTCAACGAACTGAGCATCATATTCTTGTGAGTATAAGAATGAACCTATCTCTTGCTTTGCAGTCTCAAGTTCTTTTATATCAACTCTAGGATTAGCTTCAGTAGGAAATTGCCACCTATCCCAGTCATCTTTCTTTTCAGCTTCTTCATAAATCTTAGAGAACCAGTTAAATCCTTTAGGTGTACTAATAAACAAAGCTCCACCCTTTCTCTCAGTAAGCGTAGGTCTTAGAACTTCTTTCCATGTCTGCTCTTTAATAAAGGCACACTCATCTAATACAATGAAGTCAAGACCAGCACCACGAAGTCTATCTGGATTATCTGCGGTTCTTACAGTAACGAAGCCACCTGCTTTTGTATAAATTGTTTTCTCAGATTCTTTAATCTCCATACCATAGTCAGCTCCTACTTGTCTGATTGTTTTCCATCCTTCCATTGCCATTGCATAAGTTGGAGCAACCCACCAAGCATTCTTGCCTTCCATAGCTTTAGCCAAACAAAGAAGCGTTCCTAATCTAGTCTTACCGAATCTACGACCAGCAACCAAT